ACATAAATTGTCCAATGCTCGTCAAGTCTTTCTTTGTGAAATACCCATAGAAACTCATAGTGCCGAAAAGCACAGCCGCCCCCATGAATGCGCTCACGATGCTACCCATCTGATATACAGCAAATATAGTGGCGAAACTCAAGCCCATCAATGCCGCAAATCCATGCAATAATAGCTGTGCCATTCCTGCACTAGGTCTAGCGTTCAATACGATTGTGACTGCGAATACCGCCGCTAATGGGGCAAAGATCACGATCCACTTAATGAACCCTGTAAAAAAGAATTGTAGCAGTTCTGGGCTTGTTCCAACCAAATAACTTACGATCATAGATGTAAGCACGGCTAAGCCCATGTGCTGATAAACTTTTGCCATAGCGAGGTTTATCTCGCTAGCACTTTTATATGGATGAGATATTGTATACATATATTATTCCTTATCACTCATTGTATAGTCATCGACCTTTTCATCACTTACCAACAACACATCATTCGGGTCAACTTTACGAATGATCTGTTCTCCCTCAGTATCCTCGATCTTGATACCGCGAGTCCATCTACCATGAGCGATCATGATATACTGTCCTACCTTCACATCTTTCTGTTCAGGACCAACAGCATATACCTTGCCCCATCGTGGTCTAATGCCTACACTCTTAGTGTCATCGTTACGGAGTATGATGCCACCTTGACTCAATCTTTCTCCGAAATACATCTCTGACACTATGATCGTGTCATTGAGTGGTTTCAAACTGTTTACTTTATATGCATTGATATTTGCCATATTATTTCTTAGTTTCCTTTGCTTTGATCTTTTCTACTTCTAAATCATCTAATGTAAATGAATCTAATTCTACTTCTTCTTTGGTCAATGCTGGATGTGCGTTAGTAGCAGGTTGTGTATTAACAGGAGTCGTAGCAGGCTGCTTATTTTTTTGAGGCTGCGCGGATCTGTTGCCTACTGTAGCCTGATATTGTTGTCCTACTTTTTGTGTCACTGGTACAACGACCTTGCCACTACTATCGATGGTATCACCTCTAGCATTGGCTTTCATGTTTCCTACAGCGCGGACACGCTCATTTTTGGCTGCTAATGCTGCCATATCTACTACTTTACCCTGTGCTGAACGATATTGTTTCATTTTTAACTCCTCACTTTATAAATTCGTCAATAGACAAATCATAATAAAGACTATTTATTTTGTGGATGCCTATCAAATACAAAACGAAACTGCTTACACTTGATCCACGACCCACGCCCCAAACTATGTTATTTGTTCGCATGACATCAACGAGGTATTTCATATAGCGCAATAGATCAAACATATCACGCTCTTGGAACAATAATAACTCTTCACCTACCCGTTGTAGTTCTTCTTCTGTTTTACATAGATCAAGTACATATTTGGCTATGTCTAGTTCTTTGTATTCAGATGGCATATGCCAATTATTTTGATTGGCAATATCAAAACTTTCTACAGATAGATTGGGTTCTATATACCCTACGATATCAGGCTTGTTTGATATATCCAAATTGTCAGAAAAATGTATACTAGTTTCTGACAAGACACGGTTCAAGGCCTTTTCAGGATCGTTTAGGTAGATGTTGCAGAGATCATCTTCGCTAAGTATTACTTGACCATATATATCAGTACGCATCGTATCATGATATACTAAGTTTCTTCCCAAGTCAATCCTAAGTCTTCCCAACTATCAAACTTATGGTCAAATAAGTTGACGATCTTATCCTTTTTACTGAACTTGTCAGCCATTACGAGGGTGGGTTCGTTGTACCAATGTTTACCATCAAATTCTAATTTGGCTACTTCATGATATAATTCAAATTTAATGAGGTTGCTTAGTTTGCTACCAAACAATATCTCATTCATCACTATCTTGCCTTCCATGATAGCATTGCACTTATTCAATAATATCATGCCTATGATCTGATCATATGGTTCTTCTGGGATAGTGCAGACTTTGATGCCTGCATTGTTGTATTTGTTTATTGCTTCTTTTTCTTCTATAGAGATGAACATGCAATCTTCTACTACTGATCCTAGAAAATGAGTTACGCGCTCTACTGCTATATTCTGTTCTCTAGTATCTTCTGTATAGATTTCCATCTTGGTATCCATCTCATACAAATTGACCATGAACTTTTCGTCAAAATGTATGGCTGATAGGAAAGTGAAACTTTTTTGTATTCTGCTGTGAGACATAGAGTTATTTACTAATCCTAACTTGCCCCTCAATGTTTTGTTTCTTGATCATACTATCGATCTTTTTTTGGTACTCTTTCTTATAACTCTCAATGACCATATTGATTTGCTGAGTTAATGGTTGATTACCTGTGCGTTGCGCAAAAGTCAACTTAGTGTAAAGGCCTGATAATGTCTCTTGTAATTGATCGATTGACTTATCAGAAAGATCGGTTATGAACGGGTGTTCCATTTATTACCAAGATGATAGGGCTACTCGTTTCCAGATATCAGTGCCTGCGTAGAATGTTGCATCCATATAAGTGTTAGGAGTACTTACATTTGTTAAGGTTAGTGTGTTACCTGCAACACCTGCATTTCTAGTATCACTCAAAGTAATTTGAGTAGTACCTACGCTTTTCACATAGTAAACTTGACCACTGTTGATATTTCCGATTGAGTTAACTGAAACTCCATTAGCAAACATTGTGTCAAATATAACCGGTGTGTTAACACTTGCATATGACAATGCACTGAAGTTCACATTCGATGATAATGTATTTGTAGCAAATGTAAGTCCGGTAGTAGTTCCTGCAGTAGTAGTGATCGCACTACCACCCGGTGTAGCAGAAAGTACAAATGTAGTTGTTGTAGGTGACCCTAAAACATAATATGTAGTTGGATTAGAATATCCAGTTATAGAACCTGAACCAGATAAAGTACCTGAAACTTGTACAGGTAAGTTCGCATATAAAACTGCGGTATTACAACTAAATTGTCCTGCAGTACCGGTGATTTGTACATTAGATAATGTATTTGCTGTAGCAACAGTTATTGCATTTATAGTGTGCGGGTCGCCATTATAACTGTCTGTACATACATAAAGATAATCTTCATCTACTGCTACAGTACCGGCTACATCACCTAAAAACCCCGTAGGTGCAGGGGTGCGAATCTGAATTTGAGTAGTCTTGAACGGTCTGTTTGTTGGCTCTACATATAGTGATGTACCGCAATCAGTTGATGTTACTGTCAAATTAATTTGAGTTACATCATAGGGGAAAGTGAGTGTCGCTAGTCCACCATTCGACCCTGAGTTTTCTAAAAGGCTCCAACCTGAGTTTTGATTTACTTGTGCGTTTCCTGAAAATGTAATTGTATAGTTTGCTGTGTTATTTGGTCTGCCTAATTGTAGTTTTACTGTGCTTTGTGTGTTGGTTGGAGCCCAACTCCCGAAATTCAATACGACATTACCTGCTAGGTTACCATATTGTAAGTCACCTAGGCTGCAATCTACTGTGACGGCATCTACTAATGCATTGCCTAGATTGTATGTAGTGGCGCGAAACTGTAATGTGCTTGCGTTGGCGATCAATGTGTTCGCCATGTCATTGTTGAGTACTGTATTTGCTAATGCAGACTTAAGGACTACTTTGTTCTGTAAGTCTGTGATCTCACTTCCTGCTGTGTTCAAGTTTGTCTTTATGGCAGTGAAGTTGTCACGGAATCCCTGAGTGCTGTTATTCTGCCCAGGAATTGGATAATTGACATCTATACCGTTTGTGTTAATCGTACTCATATCTTCTTTGTTTCCCTAAGTATTTATGTAAACTAAAACCGTCACAAATTATACTGCGTCTTATCTGGTAAAATAGTGCGTCTAGGAAAGAGTACATAAAAATCCTTGCTGTCTACAGGATTTGGAACAGGAACTCCGCTAGGATATCTAGTCCAAGTGCTAGGAGTAACTTCTGTAGACAAATCATATGTCAATTCTTTTCCTACTGTGAATCTGTCGATCTGGAAATTGATTTTGTTCAATGTGTAAGGCCATTGTGTTTCGATATTATGCTTGATTATCTCAGCATATGATACAGCGTCATACACTCCAGACATGCTACCAGTCCCGCTTACTATGCTTATATTAGTTCCATATTGCGTGAGGCTGAGTTTTATTTTGTTTGTGGCTGTGTTGATCTGATTGACATAATATGTCACTCCAGGATTCAAACTTCCTATGCTATCACCACTGAATACTATCTCACCGCCTACTATCAATCCTTCTACAGAATCTAATTCTACTTCATTAGTAGCATTAAAAGTCTCAATCGCTGTGACAGTTATGGGTTCTGGAATCTTAGTATATGCTATGACCCAAGAAGGGGTAAAGCCTAATGTGTTGCCATCAGCCTGTTGACTAGTCATCCATAATGGTAACAATCTAAAATTGAAGTCTACTCCTAAATCTTGTTCAATGCGCTTGCGCATATTTTCTAAACTGTTAGGATATAATACTCTAGCATATCCCGGAGTCAAACTTGTATAGAATGTAGGAACGCCCTGTTGCATCAAGATAGGTAGACCAGTCTGTGTCAACAAATCATATTCAAAATAATTGGTTATTATCTTTGCTTCTTGATTAAAGATATAACTTGTATAGATATCTGTGCTACTTGCATACCAAGGACCGAGATTTAAATCTATGAATCTAGGCCAGAATATCTCTTCGCTGATGCTTTCGCTGTAACGATAATCGAAATCATAATTAGGATCATATTTCTGTAGATTGTCGATCACTGTTGAATAGATCACTTCATATAAAGGAGTGCCGTTGTCATCTTTAGCCACTGCTGTTTTTAATTGTCCTAAAATTATGTTTCGCCAATAATGATTTTTCTTGACAGCCTCGAGGTACTTTTCTATATCGCTTGAATATATTCCATATGCATGAGCATATATTATGCTAGTGGCTTTACCATAATTATTATCATCTGGTCTATAGATATAACTATTTGGTATCAATGTTGTATTATCTAACAAAGTAGCAAGTATCTCTCTGTCGGGTATGCTTGGCGTGCATTTAATATATAGATTGTCAGTAGGTATATCATATTCCTGTATGACAGTCAAAGTAAATGTTCTCTCGCTTGATATCAAAGGTTGTAAACTATCATCTAAAATATCAGGATTGTATGCTTTGATGGTAAAAGTCCAAGTAGATGTTTCATTCTTATCTTGATAATTAGTTGTAGGTTGATATGAAACTATTCCATCTATAGCGCCGGTCACTGTGTTGAAAGTAAGATTAGGCGGTAGTTCACCGGTAATTTTCTCGTAAACTAAATTAACATCAGATATCGCTGATATCTGTTTGTTACTTTCTGTAGCATTAAATATCGATCCTAAATCATTATCAGTTAACCAAGTAATCTCTCCGTCGATATTATTTGCGACACGGAAACTAAATCTAAATGTTAAACTACCGAAACTTAAACTTACTGTTTTTATAACTTGTA